ATCAAAGAAATTCGCTCCTATAAGTGGAGAGAAGATAAAGAAGGAAGGACATTGGAAGAACCAGTTAAGTTTAACGATGACGCAATGGATGCTATGAGGTATGCCTTAGCTTCATTGCGAAAAGTTAGTCAACCAGTTATAGTGGCTGATGTTGAGCCCGATTGGGGGATTTTTTAATGAATATTCTAAATCGAATTAAAAATGTTTTTGTTAGACCTGTTTCAGAAAGCATAGAGGGAGAGGATATAGGATATACAAAGTTAGGTTCTGATGGTAGGGAAATTGATTCTAATTATTTACAAGAAATCAGGAATGAATCTTGGAAAGCTTTTTTAACTAATCCTTTAGCGAAGAGACAGATAAGGAATATAACTTCATATTTGGTTGGTAGGGGATTAAAGGTTTCTTCTCCTTCTCCGGATGCTCAAGAAATAATAAATTCTTTCATTTATAATCCTCAAAACTATTGGGAATTATTTATCCGGGAAGAGAGTAATAGGCTTCAATTAGATGGTGAAATAATAGTCTTGTTATTTGTAAATATCGGAGATGGTTCGGTTATAGTTAGAGATATAGAACCCGGAGAGGTAGTTGATATTATTTTATCTCCTGATGACTATAGAAAGGTAGAAGCGATTAGGAGAGTTTATAGCAAAAAGATTTATAGTAGTGATTATAAGTCTTTTAGGGTTGAAACCATTGATGAGATTATAAAACCCGGTGAGCCTGACCCGACTAATGATAATATTGTTAGAGACTTTCTAATTGTTAAAATGCCTACTGTTGCCACACAAGTTCGAGGAGTTCCTGAACTTTCATCTCATTTATACTGGCTTAAACAATATAGACAATTATTAGATACTCGAGTGGCATTGAACAAGATGCGAGCGAGCTATATTTGGGATGTAACAGTAATAGGCGACGAGAATGATGTTATAAGAGTTAGGAACGAGAACTCTAAACCTCCGAAACCGGGAACGGTGAAGTTTCATAATGATAAGGTCATTTGGGAAGCGAAGGATGCTAATGTTAATGCTCAGGATGCGGCAGCTGATTTACGAGCAGTTAAGTTAATGACTGTTGCTGGTTCTGGACAACCTGAATATATGATTACCGGTGATGCCAGTAATGCTAACTTTGCTTCTACTCAGGAAACTACATTAGCTTTCTTAAAGTGTCTCGAAGACTATCAAGACTTATTTGAATACTTTCTTTCTGCTTTATTCAATAAAGTTTTCTTTTATGCTCAAAAATATGGAGAAGCTCCGGATATCTTTACTGACCCGAATGGCGAGGAAATTCCTATGAATTCTTTAGTATCGGTTACTTTCCCGGAAACTAAACCTAAAGACATCGAGAAATTGGGTAGATACTTACAGACATTACAACTTATGGGGATTGCTTCCGATGAAACATTGGCGGGTATGGCGGGGATTGATTGGCAAAGTGAAAAGATTAAGTTAGAGAAAGAAAGCTTAGAAGGATACCCAAAGATTGAACCAAGCACTGAGGATTAAACGGGCAGTAGAAAAGTCTCGAAAGGAATTTATTAACCAGACTGAGAAACATATAGCAACTATTTTACGCAACTATGAATTAGCATTAAACGATATTACTCGAATGTTATCTAATATTGATGAAACAATTGATAGTTTTTCTACACAAAGATTAATGGCTTTACAAAATCATATAATACAAAGGATTACTCAAATCAAAAACGTTCGGGATGAACAGGTTATTGATGCCCTCAATGATGCTGGACAATCCGGGTTTAATATTCAAATGATACAACGAGAAATAATGGGAAGAGCACCGTTAGGTGTTTCTTGGTTTATTTTTCTTCCCCGGGGAGTAGAGCAATATCAATCTTTTGCCTTACAACTTTGTGACCAGTATGACCAAGAGTTAGTAAATGCCATTCAGCAACGATTGAGAATGGGGTTTATAGAAAGGAAGTCTTGGTCTGAAATGATAACTGATATTCGTAGAAACGCCTTTGGTTTTAAGAAATATCAAAGAGTGGATAGAAAAGATAAAGGCGCAACCTGGAAGATTAAGCGAATGGTTAGAACAGAAATGCAAAGAATGAGGACTATGGCAGAAGAAGAAGTTGTGAGACAAGACCAGGACGTTATTGGAGTTTATTTTTATTTCGGTGGCGGGCCTTGTGATGGTTCTTGTGAAAGATTAGTAGGCGAATATTATAAGGATGGCTCAGGAAATGGGTGGCCTCCCCCTTCAATACCTATTCACCCGAATTGTACCTGTTACACGACTAACATTTATCCCGAGATTAAATACTACGTCCAAAATCTCGTCAAAACAGAGACTGAAACCGAAGTGCCTGAATATGTGCGGGAGATTAGAGAGCTGGTTAACAAGGGTATTAAAGATTATAAAGATGTAATGAATGTTGGAGAAGTTATGTATAAGGAAGTAGATAAGAGGTTTAGCGAAAGCAAAAAGCTTCAAAAGTTATTATCTCAAAGGGATGAAATAGAAAAAGAAGCGAAGAGGCTAATGAGCGAGTGGCGCACTTTAGAGAGGCAATTAAACAAAGCTATTGCAAAAGCTATTGATACGGGGGACACTGAAAAATATAGAATGTTAGAACGCAGTTTAGATAGAGTGGAGGAAGAACAACGAAAGTTACGGAAAAAGCTTTTCAATACTGAGAAGAATGTTAGAATGGAGAAATCAAACATATTCAAGAGCGTATTGAGAGAAGTAAGACAAGTTGGAAGCGATGTGGAACATTTCTTTGCTTTAGGCACAAGCAAAAAGGCTCAAAAAGCGTATTTAGAAGCAATCAATAATTTGCCTAAAGAGTGGGTAGAGAAATCAGCGGAACAACCTATAACTGTTGTCGCCAAAAGAGGAAGGGCTTATTACAACAGGAAAAAGGCAGAAATGGTTTTAGGCACGGAAAACACCTTCAGCACAGCTTGCCACGAAATAGGGCATAGGGTTGAGAAGGTTGTTGATGGGGTAACTGACTTAGAGAGGCAATTTTACAACGCTCGGACTGCTGGCCACTCTGCAAAAGTAATTCCTGGGACAACGAATGAATTATATAAACCGAATGACTGGGCTGACCCTTATGTTGGAAGGTATTATGAGTTTGACGCTTATGAAATTTTATCAACTGGACTTGAAACTTTGCTTGACGGGAAGCGAGATGTAATTGATGCTTGGAAAGACCCTGAACAGATTAAATTTGTAATGGGGCTTTTAGGAGGACTTTAATGTTTGCTATCAAAGGGAAATACTTAGGAGACGAATATGTTGTGGTTTGGAATAATGGAGAATTCTATGGTGATGCAGTAGTTGTTAGTGTTGCTAAAAATTATGCCGAAGCTAAAGAGGGAGAGCCAATAGGTTTTCCAGGTTATTATTCTACTAATAATCATATTAAAAATGCACTTTCTGCATATCTAATATTGCGGAAGGTTTTTGATGAAGTGATAGAGGAAAGCGGGGATATACCAGCGAGAGAAGAAAATCCCTACGAGGTGTGTGATTAATGCCTTACACCTTATCAACACTTCCAGACTGGGTTAAAAAAATGCCTAAAGGTGCACAGGAAATTTGGATGAATGCTTTTAATTCTGCGATAGAGCAATATAAGGATGAGGCTATGGCTTTTAAGGTAGCCATTTCGGCGGTAGAGAAGAAATATAGAAAGAATGAGAGGGGTGAGTGGGTGTTGAGAGAGAATATAGAAGAAGAGAACATAGAAGAAGCGGAGTGGAGTACTAAATACATTAATGACCTTCCCGACGACTGTTTTGCAGTAATTTTACCGGGGGGACATAAGGACGAAGAGGGGAAAACTGTTCCTCGAAGTCTTAGATATTTTCCTTACAAAAATGCGAACGGCGAAGTTGATTTACCTCATTTAAGAAATGCTTTAGCGAGACTTCCTCAAGCTAAAATTCCTGAGGAATATCGTAGGAAGGCAGAACAGGTTCTCAAGGCAGCAGCTAAAAAAATGAAAGTAGGAGAATACGCAGAAGAAGTAGAAGACAAAGAATTATTTGAAGCTTTAACCGTAGATACTGATACTAATAGGGCTCGGGTAATTCTTCTGAAATCTGGATGGAGTAAAAATAAACGGTTTTACTCTCCAGATGTGTTAAGCGAGGCAGTATCATTATTTGAGGGGGCTAAGTGTTATTTAGACCATGAGGACGTAAAAGGGATTAGCAATCGTAGTGTAAGAGAGTTAGCTGGTTTTTATGAGAATGTTGCTTTTATCAATAATCGGCTTGAGGGGGATTTACAATTTTTAGATACCGAAGCGGGTAAAATAGGATTAGCTTTAGCACAAGAAAGCATAAAACACAACAAACCACTTGCGGGGCTTTCCCTTAAGGGATTGGGAAAGCTGCGCAAAACTGAAGAAGGATACATAGTAGAAGAATTACAGAAAGTTAATTCCGTGGATATTGTGAGTGAGCCTGCGGCTGGTGGCGAATTCATCAAATTATATGAATCTATTATGGAGGATGACGAAATGAAAGACTTAACTATTGAAAAATTAAAAACTGAAAGACCTGACTTGGTTCAAGAAATTGTGGACGAGGTTGAGGAGCGAGTTTACGGAAAGAAAACCGAAATGGACAAACAACTAAAGGAAATTAAAGAACAGAACGAAAGACTGGCTAAAGAGATAGCTGAATGGAGAATGTACGGGCAAATAAAGGAAACCGAAACTATCTTGGAGAAAGAACTATCTAAAAGCGAATTACCTGACATTGCTAAAGACCGTATCAGGAAGTTATTTGAAGGGAAAGTAGCCAAAATAGAGGACATACTCGAAAGTATTAAAAACGAGAAAGAGTATATAGCTAAAATCGCAGGAGAGAAACAAGTTAATGTGGGTAATGGTGGTAAAAACATAGAAGAGAATAAGAAAGTATATGAAGAGAAACAACGGAAATTACTCGAAGCAATGGGATATAGCAAATCTGATATAGATAAAATAATGGAAGTAAAGAGGTAAACTAAAATGGCTAAAAACTTAGTTTATAAAACTGGTGAACAGCTTAAGTTCTATACTAATTCTTCTCCTGGTAGTGAAATAGAATCCGGAGAGCCTTTTGTGGTGGGTCAGATTCCTGCGGTGGCAATGGCCGACGAGGAGAATGGCTATACTGTTGGCAGATTAGTTGGAGTGTTTGAGCTATCGGTAACTGGTACAGTAAGCGCTGTCGGGACGCCGATTTACATTACCAGTGCCAATGCTTTAACTACCACTGCTGGCAGTAATGTTTTGTTTGGCTATGCTTTGGAAACCAAAAGTTCTGGCACAGGGGTTATCAAAGTTCTCCTTGCTCGTAGTTAGGAGGTGAACTATGGCTAATAACTTAGTTTTTAAGAAACCTGACAATTTAGCACTAACCGTTGCAAGAGCAAAGTCTGGAGACCCGGTGGCGGTTGGTGGGATAACTGGAGTAGCTCTAATAGACGCCGAAGACGACGGAACTTGTATTATTCGTAGAAAGGGCGTCTTTGAGCTTAACGTTGAAGGCGTAAACATGGTAGAGAATGAACCAGTTTGGGAATATGGTAACATTGCTGTAAGTGTTGGAGATAAACTGTATTATGACGCTACCAGAGCGATTAAAATAAATAAAAACGACCATAGTGGAACTTTCTTTGGCTATGCTCTTGGAACAGTTGGTTCAGGAGCAAATGCTACTATTCAAGTATTATTAAAGTAACGGAGGAATATAAAATGGATATATTCAAAGAATTATTCGAAGACTTAAAAGGCGATGTGGGAGTTCGCTCAATTGCGGAAACTATGTCTACTTCTGATTTACCCAATCTTTTGTTAGGAACAGCACTTGATAGAGCTTTATTGAAAGCATATCGGGAATATCCTGCAGATTATGAGGGATATGTTTATCTCGATAAAGTAAAAGACTTCAGAACTGCTGATAGAATATACGAATATGGTGGAGATGGAGCTCTAAATGAAGTAAAGGAGCTTGAGCCTTATCAGTATTCGGCTTTAGCAGATGGGAAATATGAAATAAAGGTAGCTAAGTTTGGTAGAAAAATAGGCTTTTCATGGGAAGCATATCTAAATGATGACTTAGGAGCTTTGCGGAGAATAACCGAGAAATTAGCTCGGGCTGCGAGACGGACTGAATTAAGATTGGTTACTTCTCTATTTGAAACCTCTTCCGGACCAAGCCCTACTCTTTTTGATTCTAATGCTCCTATGTCAAACTTAGGGACTGCCAAACTTAGTATAACTTCTTTAGGAGCAGCTCTTGAGGCTATCGGAGCTCATACAACTCCCGATGGCGAACCTATCTATACTGAGAGATTACATTTAGTAGTTCCTGTTTCTTTGGAGATTACTGCTCGAAATATCTTAAACGCAATTGAGGTTCAGTATACTGAAGGGAATACTATTTGGAAAACAGCTAACTGGATGAAGACCAGGATAGTTTTACATGTTAATCCTTATATTTCAGTTCTCGACCCGACGAACGGCAATACTTCTTGGTTCTTATTCCCTGACCCTGCTGACATTGAAACATTAGTGTTGGCTAAACTTACTGGGCATGAAGAACCAGAAATCTTTATGAAGAATCCGAACGCTATGCGAATTGGCGGCGGAGAAGACCCATTTGGCGGAGACTTTGATACTGATAGCATCGAGTATAAGGTTAGACACGTTGTAGGTGGAGCAGTATTTGATTGGAGAGGTTGTTATGCCTCAACTGGTACAGCAACAGCAAGTTAATAGAAGGGGGAGTTCAGGCTCCCCCTTAGAATATCTTAATCCTTCTACAACTCAAGAACTTTTGTTGATGGAGATATACAAAATGTTATATGAAATTAAAGAACTTTTAGAAGAGGAGAAGAATGACAAACCTCGAAAAAGTAAAAAAGTTAATACCGACTGACCACGGATACACTGATGATGAGCTGAATAGTTTGTTGGCTGATAACAATAATAATATCTATAAAACAGCTGCTTTTGTCTTAAGAGGGATAGTGGCTCAGATAGTATCCGGAGCTTATTCTTTTTCTACTGGGGATGTGAGGATAGACAAATCTCGATTAGTGGATAATTATAGGACTTTGATTGAGGAATATGAAACTAAAGCTACTATAGGGGCTGACCCTTCCTCAGTAGATGAATTGTGGAAAACTGAAATGGATAGGCTTTCTGGATTAGACATTACCGATTATGCGGATGTAGAAAGTGATTATTGATAAAACGTATATCAAAAATAGCGTAGCTGAGGTTCTATCGGCTATAAATTCAATATCGATTAATGTCAAAACAGTCTGTACGTGTATTGATAGCTATGGTATTGCTGACCCTGCTTGTGAGTTGTGCGGTGGGTTAGGATATACATTAACAGATACCACAATTGCAGCAGATGTTCAAGAATTGCGGGGCGATGAACGAATAGTGGTTGATTCGGGGATATTAAATGCGGGAGATATTTTAGTTAGAATTCCGATAAGCAATTCAATAGAATTAAACGATATAATCACTTACAATTCACAGAATTATCAAGTGAAGTATATCAAAATCGACCAGTTAGGAACTTATTATGAAGTAGGCGGGCATAAAGTTGCTTGACATTACTTTGAAATTAGAAGGGTTAGATGAGTTAATTGAGAAATGGGATAAACGTCCTGAACTACTTATTAAGGCTCTTGACTTTGTGGTGAAGAAAAACGCTGAGGAAATTAGAGCAAAGGCGAAAGCGAGAGCGCCAGTCTTAACCGGGACACTAAGACGAAGTATAGACAAAGAGCCATTAGCTACAATGTTATATGCTGTTTTTTCAGATAATGTACCTTATGCTCGCCTACGGAATTATGTTAATAATTTACATCCTGAGACAGTAGGTTATTTGACTAAAACTCTTTTTGAGCAAAGAGAGCAATTTATGAGAGACATAGAAGAAGCTGTGAGGGAATTGAAAAAACTATGAAAATCAACTTATTGCAAGCAATTGTGGATGCAATAGAAGATGTTACTGGTTTAAGTGGAGCTTTATTATATTCACCCGAATTAGACTTAAACGCTCAAACTAAACCTTTTGCAGTGGTTCGGTCATTAACGGATATGGAAAAGATTGTAACCTTTGATGAGGCAAAAGAAACCGAATATTACATTTGGATATATGCTTATCCTATTGCGAATGAGTATCAAGCTATATCTTTACCAGAAGATATTAAAAATACACTATTTAGTGAATTAACTGTTACCATAGGCGAAGAGCCAAACCAAAAAACTTATAAATCTAAACCTTTAGATATTACAGTTAATCGATTAAATGGTATGGATAATGATTTGGAAAAATATGGTTCGGTAATTACTTGTATTTACAAAATTTACTCTTAGGAGGACTGAAATGGCAGTATTAAAAGGTTATCAAGGAAACTTTAAGGTTGGAACTGATACGGTGGGTGAAATAAGCGAATGGACGCTTGATGTTTCGGCGGACATCATAGATAAGTCGGCTTTTAGTGATGAGTGGAAAAAGAAAGTAGCTACTCAGAAAGACTGGACAGGAAGCATAACCGGAAGATTAGATACTTCAGATGCAGGGCAAAGCGCTTTAACAATTGGAGCAGATATTACAGCTAATTTTTATGTAGATGGAACTCATTACTATTCTGGAGCTGCAGTGGTAGAAAGTATTTCTCGTTCGGCTGCAGTAGCTGACTTAGTTACCGTTACCTTCAATTTTACTGGTAACGGTGAATTAAGTTATCATTAGGTGGTGATATAGATGGCAACCTTTAAGGGTTATTTAGCGAAGGTTTATGCGATTAACACCTCTCCTACTTTTTCAACTGTATTTACCAGCGAAGCAATGACTGAAGATGGAACGACCAAAATATATCAAATAACTGATACAACTAAACGACTTTGGGACCCAAACGAACCAATCACTCTCTCTACTGGAACTTTAGATAAAACTTGGATGGATGGCGGTATTGATTGGTTTACGGGAAGAGTAAAACTTACCGATACCGGACTATCTCCAACTGTTTCAGGGAAGTATTTTGCGCCAGCTATAGAAATTGGAGATGCTTATAACTGGACAATCGATGAGAGTATTGATGTAGTTGATACCTCAAGCTTTGGTAATGAGTGGAAAACCAAAGCAGCTCTACAGAAAAACTGGACTGGTTCATTTGAGAAATTCGCAGTAGATGATTATTGGTTTGATTTAGCAGTGTTAGCAAAAATATTTATAGTTAAATTCTATATAGATTCTGTAGAGAAAAAAGGTTATCAGGGTTTTGCTGTAATTCCTTCTCTTTCTACTGCTACTTCTGTTACCGATGTAGCGAGAGAAACAATTAATTTAGAGGGACACTGGATGTTATTATCATTTGATGAAGCATAAAGGAGGTTAATATGGGTTTAATAGAAAAGTTAGAAAAGCTTAAAAGGGAACGTAAGTCTCTTTATATTCCTGAATTGGACGAAACAGTTTATTGGTATCCTATGACAGCGGGAGAAAGACAACGAATTTTGAACGCTGCTGGATTTAAGTATAGCAAAGATACTGTCTTTCTGGATAATGCAAAGTATAAGACAAGCTTAATCATTGAAAAACTTGAAGACAAGGATGGTAAAAAGATATTCCAGAACATTCCTGAACATAAAGATTTGTTAATGAATAGGATAAATGATGAACTATTAACTCGAATAGCTAACGCAATTGACCCCCCACGGACCGAGGAAGAGGTTATAGATGAAGCAAAAAACGAATTCGAGAACCTTTCTACCGAGGGTTAATGGTGTTAGCGGATAAGAAAGGGAAATTTGTTTACGAATTCATTGAAGACTTACCCGAGGATGAAATGTATGATTGGTTTGCTTATTATGAGGAGCAATATCAAGAAATGGAAAGAGAAAGAGCTAAACACAGGAGAAGATAATGGCTGGTGAGAGATTTCAAGTAGTCATAGGGGCAGTAGATGAAGCCTCTCGTATTCTAGAGCAGGTTAAAAGAGAATTAGAAGGGGTTGGTACTGCTACTCAATCTGCTCAACGAACAATGAACCAAGCATTTGGGGATATGCAACGGGCAGGTACAGCTTTATCAGCCACCGTTACCGCTCCCATTGTTGCTGTAGGTGCTGCGGCTATTAAGACTTCAATAGATTTTGAAAGTGCTTTCGCTGGTGTTGTAAAAACAGTAGATGCTACAGAAGAAGAACTTGCGCAATTAGAACAAGGTATTTTGGAAATGAGCAAAGAATTACCTGCAAGTGCAAGTGAAATAGCGCAAGTAGCAGAAGCAGCAGGACAGTTAGGTATTCAGACTGAGAATATCCTTTCCTTTACCCGAACTATGATTGATTTAGGAGAATCTACTAATTTAAGTGCTGAACAAGCGGCAACTGCTTTGGCTCGTTTTGCTAATATTGTTCAAATGCCCCAAGATGAATTTGATAAGCTTGGTTCAGTTATAG